TATTTATCTAGGCATCACCCCCCGGAGTTGGTGTGAGTCCCTTGAGTCTCACGCAATACCACCCCTTTCCCCGTCAACAAGGCAACCGACCAGTTTACGCTCAGGAGCTAGGTTTTGGGCTGTGTAACCACCCAGACTGTAAACCTGTAACATTGGTTCACGACCACCGGCAAGCCTTGCCGCTCATCACCAAGTCAGAAGCAGCCGCGGCCCTGGGCGTCTCTCGAACGGCCGTTTACAAGGCGATCAGTCAGGGTCGTCTACCGGTCGTGCGCTCTCGCGACGGGAAGGAGCTGATCCAGTCCGAGACGCTGCGGGAAGACTGGTACGCCAAAACCATGGCCAAGATCGGCGTCGGACCGAAGCCGCCGGCAGGGGAGTCCGCATTTCCTGCACCACGGCCCAAGCCAGTCCAGCGATCACTTGCGTCTCCAGAACCTGAGGACATTGTCCCGGAATACAACGAGAGCCGCGCACGCACCGAGTACCTCAAGGCCGAGCTGCTGGAGCTCGAGCGCAAGGAGAAGGAAGGGCTGCTGGTCCGAGCGGCTGACGTGCAGGCCAAGTGGGTGGAGGTGATCACCATTAGCCGCACCAAGGTGATGGGCGTGGTGTCGAAGGTAAAGCAGCGGATCCCGGACCTCGGCCAGGACCAGATCGCAATCCTCGAGGACATTGTGCGGGAAGCGCTCGAGGAGCTGGCGGAGGAAGGCGATGGCTGAGGTCGCCGAACTGGCGCTGGAGGCGCTGAAAGCCTGGAAGCCCCCCGAAAAGCTGACGCTGTCGGAGTGGTCCGATCGGTTCTTCTACCTGTCAGCGGAGTCGAGCGCTGAGGCCGGCCGGTGGCACACGCTCCCCTACCAGAAAGGGATCATGGATGCGATCACCGATCCGGCGATCGAGCAGATTTCGGTGATGAAGAGCGCCCGGGTTGGCTACACGAAGTGTCTCAACGCCTGCATCGCGTTCCATATTCACCAGGATCCGTGCCCGATGATGCTGGTGCAGCCGACGATCGAGGACGCCCAGGGTTACTCGAAGGAAGAGATTGCGCCGATGTTGCGCGATGTGCCGGTGCTCCGCGGCCTGGTGAGCGAGAGCAAGGCGAAGGATGGTGCCAACACGATCCTGCAGAAGCAGTACCCGGGCGGAACGCTGGGCCTTGTGGGCGCCAACAGTCCACGAGGCTTCCGTCGTGTGAGCCGCCGGATTGTGATGTTCGACGAAACGGATGGCTACCCACCGAGCGCTGGGCCCGAGGGCGACCAGATCAAGCTGGGCATCCGCCGGACGGAGTATTACTGGAACCGCAAGATCATCGCCGGCAGCACACCGACGCTCAAGGATGCGAGCCGGATCGAGCGGTTGTTCGCGCAGGGTGATCAGCGGCGGTATTTCTGCCCCTGCCCTGACTGCGGGCACATGCAATATCTGAAATGGGCGCACATGCGATGGGAAGATCCCTATTCGCCGGTGCATTACGTGTGCGAGGAGTGCGGCGTCTTGATCCCGCATTCGAAAAAGCGCTGGATGGTGGAGCGGGGCGAATGGCGGGCGACAGCACCTGGCAACGGCAAGCATGCGTCGTTCCACATCTGGGCGGCCTATAGCTACAGCCCGAACGCCAGCTGGGAAAACCTCCGCGATGAATTCCTCGAGGCGAAGAGCGACCCGGAGGCGCTGAAGACATTTGTCAACACCGTGCTGGGCGAGAGCTGGGAGGACGATTATGCGGCGAAGGTGGGCGCCGACAGCCTGCTCGAGCGGGCGGAGTTCTACGAGAAGCGGATGATCCCGGCGGAGGCGTCAGCACTGACGATCGGGTGCGACGTGCAGGACAACAGGCTGAGCCTGAGCGCCTGGGCATGGGGCCGCGAGGAAGAAGGATGGCTGGTCGACAGGCAAGTGATTCACGGCGATCCGAGCCGGCCAGAGCCGTGGAAGCAGCTCGATGAGCTGATCATGCGTCCGTTCAAGCATGCGCTCGGCGCTGAACTGCGGCCGGATGTGATTTGCATCGACTCTGGCGGCCACCACACGATGGAGGTTTACCAATACGCCAGGGAGCGCCAGAACCTAGGCGTGATTGCGATCAAAGGTCAGAGCCAAAAGGGCAAGCCACCGATCGGCAAGCCCACCAAGGTCGACCTGAATTACAAGGGCCGAGCGCTAAAAAAGGGCGCGGAGGTGTATCCGGTGGGCGGCGACACGGTGAAAAGCCTGTTGTTTGGCCGGCTGAAGCACAACGAGCCGGGCCCAGGGTTCCTGCACTTTTACGCAGATGCTGGAAAAGAGTATTTCGAGGAGCTGACGGCAGAAAAGCAGATCACGCGCTTTGTGCGTGGTTACCCAGAGCGCGTGTGGGTGAAGAAATCGAGCCAGCGCAACGAAGCGTTGGACGAATTGGTGTACGCGTATGCAGCATTAAATCGGATGTATCAGCGGTACGACCGTAGAACTATCTGGGATCAACTTGAGAAACGGCTCGAAAAGCCCGTGGAAAGGGAGCGTAAGGCGCCGCTAAGATCGAACAAGCCCGCAAAGCGGTCGTTCGTTCGCCAATGGTGAGGCCGTGAGAATTCCTCCCTCTATACGCGCTGGAGACACAGTCCGCTGGCGAGACCCCTCCGCCACCGACGTGTTCGGAGCCCCCCTGACCAGTGCGTCTCACGGCCTTACCTACTCCTTGCGCACTAACACCGCTGGAGAGGGCGCCACGGTAGTGGGTTCGCCTTTCGATTCTGGGTGGGAGTTTACGATCTCGGCGGGGACATCAGCCGCGTTTGATGCTGGCGTCTGGTACTTCCAGGCGGTGGCGACAGCGCTGAGTGGCGGCGAGAAGACGACGCTGGGCTCTGGCCAGATAGAGGTGCTGCCGAGCCTGGGCTACGCCGGCGCGCCGGGTGCATTTGACGGCCGCAGCCAGGCGCAGAAAGATCTCGATGCAGTGCAGGCTGCTATCCGCAGCTTGATGAGCGGCGGCGCTGTTCAGGAGTACCGGATCGGCACCAGAAGCCTGAAGCGCTACGAGCTGGCTGATCTGCTGGCGCTCGAGAGCAAGCTCAAGGCCGATGTTGCCCGCGAGAATAAGGCAGCGATGATCGCGAACGGACTGGGCAACCCTCATAACCTCTATGTGAGGTTCGGCCGCTAATGGGACTCCGCACACGACTACTGAGCGCGATTGGATTCGGGCCCAAGCCTGAACCGGAACCCGCAAAACGCCGGCGCCGCACCTATGCCGGAGCGATCATCAATCGCCTTACCAGCGACTGGATCAGCAACGGCACCAGCGCTGACGCCGAGATCAAGACGAGCCTGCGGAAGCTGCGGGATCGGTCACGCCAGATGGTGCGGGACAACCCGTATGCGCGCCAGGCGAAGCGAACGACGCAGATCAACGTTGTCGGCGCGGGCGTCAAGATGCAGTCGCAGGTGATGAGCCTGCGGGGCAACAAGCGCGACGACAGGATCAACAACGCGATCGAGGCCAAGTGGGAGCGGTGGTGCCGAAAGGACTACTGCGATGTGGCCGGGAAGCACAGCTTCCACATGTTCGAGTGGCTGGCCGCGGGCGCGCTGCCCGAGAGCGGCGAGGTGATCTTCAGGATCCACCGGAAAGCATTCGGCGGCAGCAAGGTGCCGATCGCACTGGAGATCATCGAGAGCGATCTGCTTGATGATGAATACAACGGCGCGGTGAGCGCGAAGGGCAACGAATGGCGGATGGGGGTCGAGATCGACCGCTACGGCCGGCCGGTGCAGTACGCCTTCCTGACACGCCACCCGGGCGACTATTGGTTCTCGGGCACGCCAGATCGGGACAACGTGAAGCACGTGTTCCTGCCGGCGAAGGATGTCATTCACCTTTTCATCCCCGAGCGCCCCAACCAGCACCGAGGGGTGCCCTGGTTCGCGCCGGTGATCACCGATGCCCACCAGCTGGCTGGCTACGAAGAGGCCGCGGTGGTGCGGGCTCGGAGCGCAGCATCACTGATGGGCTTCGTGACGACTCCCGAAGGCGAGCTCGAGGCTGATGACGTTGAAAACGAGCAGCGCATCACAGAGTTCGAGCCTGGGGTCTTCAAGTACCTCGATCCCGGGCAAAGCGTCACGGTGCCAGACCTGTCGTCGCCCGACGCGCAGTACGAGGACTTCGTCCGCGCCAAGACCCGGCGTTTCGCCTCGGGCTTCGGTTGCAGCTATGAAACCTTGTCGAGGGATTTCAGTGAGACCAACTATTCCTCAAGCCGCCTGAGTCTGCTTGAGGATCGCGATCACTGGCGGGTGGTGCAGAGCTACCTGATCGAGGATTTCCACATGCGGGTGTTCCGCGAGTGGCTCGACGTGGCGGTGCTCACTGGTGAGCTGGCCTTGCCCGACTACGAGCTGCGCGCCGAGCGCTACGACAGTCCGAAGTGGCTGGCCCGCGGCTGGAGCTGGGTGGATCCGCTGAAGGAGGTCAAGGCCTACCGCGAGATGGAGGCGGCCGGTTACATGACCAAAGCGCAGATCTGCGCTCAGCTGGGTGGTGATCTGGACGAAAACCTTCAGCAGATCGCCCGCGAGCGCAAGAGCGCTACGGATCTTGGTGTCAAGCTGGACATCGACATGGTGCCACCTGGGGCGCCTGTTTCTACCGAGGAATCAGAGACGGCAGCCGCTGAATCAACTCCCGAGCAAGAGTCTCCTCGCCGAGCAGTGAAATCGCGTCGCAGGAAAGCGACTAAAGTGGACGAAGTTCAAACCGAGCGTCCAGAAGGGTCGCTTAACTGATGGACGAACTCAACAAACAAATCGAAGACCCCAAAGAGGATCGAGCCCTAGCCGATCTGTCGGAGGAGCAGGTAGCTGCAGTCGGCGATGCTGTCGCCGAGATTGTGGCTGAGCACATGATGGAAGTGGTGGAAGACACCATGGAA